ATGCACAAGACACCTGGCAGTGCTGGTAACACAGGTAATAAAATATATACTTTTTCTACTTGGGTTAAAAGAGGTGGAATTGCTACCGAACAAGCCTTACTTCGTACTAAAGATGGTTCTGCTGTTGAAAATGTAATGAGATTTAATGCTGGTGGAGAACTTCTCCTTTATGCGACTGGTGGTGCAGCTAATTTAGTTACTTCAGCAAAATATCGTGATACGAGTGCATGGTATAATATAATATATGCAGTAGATACAACACAAGGAGTTGCGGCTAATAGAGTAAAACTCTATGTCAACGGAACACAAGTAACAGCTTTTGCTACAGAAACTTATCCAAGTGCTGATGTAGATATGAAAATATGTGGTGCTACTTTACATATTGTGGGTGCAAATTGGACAGATGATCGTGATGGAGATGGAGATTACTATCTTGCTGAAACTGTTTTAATTGATGGAACTCAATATGCCGCTTCAGACTTTGGAGAATTTTCTGAAGATTCGCCAAATATCTGGATGCCTAAAGATGTTTCAGGATTAACATTTGGTACTAATGGATTTTATTTAGACTATGAAGCTAGTGCTAATTTAGGCAACGATGCCAATGGTGGAACAGATTTAACAGAAGTTAATCTAGCCGCAACAGATCAAGCTACAGATACACCGACTAATAATTTTGCAACTTTTAATCCTTTAAAATTTAGTTTTGAAGATAGTGCTGTTAGAGACCCAACTTATTCAGAGGGAAATTTAGTTGCTTTACACCATGAATCTGGTCATAAGTGTCCAGCATTTTCTACAATAGCGGCTAATAGTGGTAAATGGTATTGTGAAGTAAAATGGTTAGCTGTAAATGGAAGTTATACTGTTAATCAATATACAGGAATTGTAAATATAGATGCAGCAGTCATTGCAAATTGGAACGTATTAGGTTATTTTTATAGAGGAGACGGCACTCAGTTTCTTGTTGGATCAGGCAGTTCATTTGGTGCTACTTATACAACAAATGACATCATTGGTATTTTTATGGATTTAGATAATAGTAAACTGTATTTTAGTAAAAATGGTGTTATGCAAAATTCAGGTGATCCTACATCAGGATCGACAGGTACAGGTGCAATATCATTAGCGGCTAATACATATTATGCTTTTATGACAGAAGATTATAATAATGGTAAAACATCTTTAAATTGTGGCAATCCAACATTCGCAATCTCATCAGGCAACGCAGATGCAGATGGTTATGGAAATTTTGAATATGATCCACAAGGATATTACGCATTATGTACTAAAAACTTAGCGGAGTATGGATAATGAGTTATACAAATGGTCTGGACAATCCAGAACTTTACTTCCAATGCAAGCTCTATACTGGAGATGGAAGTGCTAATCATGCAATTACTTTAGGTGCTGATACGGATATGCAACCAGATTTAGTCTGGATAAAAAATAGAGATGCCGCTGATTCGCATTGTGTTTTCGATGCAGTTAGAGGTGCTACTGAAGTTTTGCATACTGATGGTAGTCTCGCAGAGGCCACAGATGCCGATACGTTAGATTCTTTTACAAGTGATGGTTTTCAGGTTGATGCCGATGTTAAGGTTAATACCAATGCAGAAAAGTATGTAGCTTGGTGCTGGAAAGAATCTGCAACTGCTGGGTTTGATATAAATTTACACACAGGAACTGGAAGTGCAAAAACAGAATCTCATTCACTTTCACAAAAACCATCCGTAATGATTGTCAAAGGTAGAACTTGGGCAGAAGAATGGGAAACTTACCACACATCTTTAGGTGCTACAAAAACAATAAAAATAAATAATAATGCTGCTGTTGATACTGCTTCAAGTAGATGGAATGATACAGAACCAACATCAAGTGTTTTTACTGTTGGTGATGCTGATGCAACTAATAAAAATACTTATACTTTTGTAACTTATCTATTCGCAGAAAAACAAGGCTTCAGCAAGTTTGGATCATACACAGGAAATGGAAATGCTGATGGAACATTTGTTTACACAGGATTTCGACCATCTTTTGTTTTGATAAAAGAAACAGATAATGCTTCAACTAATTGGATGATATATGACAATAAAAGAGAGATATATAATCCAGAAATTATTAGATTGTTTCCAAATGATTCAGGAGGAGATACTTCAAATGCAGGAGTTTACGATATTGATTTCTTATCAAATGGATTTAAAATTAGAACAACAAACAATAATTTTAATAGAAGTGGCGCTAATCACATCTACATGTGTTTCGCAGAATCACCGCTAGTTAATTCAAACGGAGTACCTTGTAACGCAAGATAGGAGCAATCATGCAACTTTCTAAACATTTTAAATTAGAAGAATTTGAAAAATCTATGACAGCAGTTCGTAAAGGAATTGAAAACAAAGCTGGTAGTGGAGAAATTAAAAACTTAACTGATCTTTGTTATGGAGTATTAGAACCAGTTAGAGCAAAGTTTGATAAACCTATAACAATTACATCAGGTTTTAGATCAGAAGAATTATGTGAAGCAATAGGTTCAAAAAAAACATCACAACACACAAAAGGGGAAGCTGTGGATTTTGAAATCGCTGGTGTAAGTAATTTAGCTGTTGCTCTTTGGTTGACTAATAACACAGACTTTGACCAATGTATTTTAGAATATTATACAGGAGAAGCTAATAGTGGTTGGATTCATTGTAGCTTTAAAGAAGGTTCAAATAGAAAACAAATCTTAACATTTGATGGAAAATCTTATACTAATAATTTACCAGACGCAGAATGGTCTGGTGGAAAACTAACGAATTAAAATGAAACAGAACGCATTACAAAAAATTCAATCTCACGAAAAACTTTGTCGTATTATGCAAAAATTAACCCATGCTAAAATTCATGCTATTGAAGATAGAGTAAAAAGATTAGAAAAGATTTTACTAATTTGCACAGGCTCATTAATTACAGCTATGGGATATATAATTACTATCTTGCTTACACAAGTCTAACACTTTACAAATAATTTAAAAACAAGTACAAGTATTAATTGTATGAGTTATAAATCAATTCTTTGTATATCTGATCTTCACATTCCCTACCACCACCCACAAGCATTTGATTTTTTAAAAGCATTAAAGAAAAAAATTAATCCTGATTTAATAGTTTGTGGTGGAGATGAATTAGATAAACACGCATTATCTTTCCATGACTCTGATCCTGATTTACCAAGTGCTGGAGATGAATTAAAAATTAGCAAACAATATATATGGGAACTTAAAAAGATATTTCCTAAAATGTTAATACTACATTCAAATCATTCATCTTTAATTTATAGAAAAGCATTAAAACATGGTATGCCTAAAGCCTATTTAAAATCATATAATCAATTTTTAGAAGTAGATAAACAATGGGAATGGGTAGAAGATTTAAACTTAAAATTAAATAATGGTTCAGAGTGTTATTTTACTCATGGAATGTCAGCAGATGGATTAAAATTAGCTATGCAATATGGTAAGAATGTTTGTCAATTTCATTTTCATTCAAAGTTTAATATTCAATATTTTAGCAATCCTGATAATTTAATATGGTCGCTTCAATGTGGTTGTTTAACAAAACAAGCCTCTTTAGCTTTTGAATATTCTAAAAATTTTAGATTAAGATTCGTAATAGGCACAGGAGCAATAATAAATGGCCAACCCATGCTATATCCAATGGTTTTAGATTCTAAAGGAAATTGGACAAAAGAGATCGTATGAAGAACAAAAAGCATACATTAAACGAACATATAAGCACACAGAAAGCGATTGATAAGCAATCTGGTGGCACACATTACAAAAGATTAAAATATCAACCCATAGAGATAATTCTAGGAAATAACCTAAATTGGATAGATGCTAATATTTTAAAGTATTGTTTAAGAGATAAAGAGGGAGAGTCTTTAGATCAAAAATACAATAAGATAATCCATTATGCTGAATTAGGTAAAGAATTATTGCAAAATAAAAAATAAAGAATATTAAGCATGAATGAACTTCACTTATATAATATATTCAATTCTTGTGCTATATTGGGCAACAATAATATTCGTAACAGGAAGTATATAATATGTGGTTAGCTTTATTAAAAAATCCTCTGACAAAAATGGTGTTCAACAAGGCCACCGAACATTTTAAACACAAAGCTGAAAAAGTTAAAACTATTCGTGAAGCTGAAATTTTAGCTTGTAAAGAAGTTGATGTCGCTAGAATTAAATCACAAGACAAAAGCTGGAAAGATGAAATTTTATTAATATGGCTCATTGGAATGTTAACAACTGGTTGGTTTGAAAGTACAAGAGATAATTTTAGGGAGTGGGTTTCTATCATAAATGATTTACCAGATAGTGTATGGTATCTTGTAATTATAGTCTTTACTGCAACATTCTCTACAAAGATGACAGATAAGGTTTTAAATAGAAACAAAAAGAAGTAATATGTCTAATGGACATAGACGCAAAAATTATAGAGGTAGAATTTAAACTAGAAACACCTCATCACCCTTATGGACATTTTGTTAATTTTAGATTTATAGATGTTGTTCCTAACAAAGATAAATTAAATAAAATGATTTATGATATACGAAAGAATCCAGAAGTTGATCTTATAGATTATAATTATACAGAAACTCCAATCACAGAAAAAACTAATCTAAAATATTTTGAAATAACTAGA